TCCACCCCCGAATGTTACTGCACCCGTCACAGTCAATGATCCTAGTGTGGTCAATCCACTGACATCCAGTGTTCCTGTTGTTGTGAGGTTCTCGTCGCCGAAACTTATTTCACCTGATGAGTCTGTAATCGAACCGTCGGCAAGTGTTAAGTTCCCCAGAGTCGAACCTGTCGCCGCTGTTATTGTTCCTGTTGTGCTTAAATTTTCATTGCCGAAACTGATGGCATTTGATGAGTCTGTTATTGATCCATTGGCCAGTGTTAGATTGCCGAACGTTGAACCTGTGGCCGCTGTCAGTGTTCCTGTATTTGCGGTACCTGACACATTGAGTGTGCCGTCCACTATCAATCCGTCATTGATGTTGATGGCAGTAGAGTCATCTGAACTCAATGTCGTGCCTCTGAATTTGACTGCACCGAACACCACGGAACCAGTGCCACTTGGTAGTAAATTTATGTTGTCGTTTGATCTTGTGCCCTCTATGGCGTTGTCGTTGATCCTGATCGCCGGGAAGGATATGGCACCTGTGCCAGAAGGTTTGAACACCAGGTCCTCGTTGGATCTTGTCGCAGATATCTCGTTGCCACTGAAACTTAGATCTCCACCTGAAAGTGGTGACAGGTAAAGTTCCGTGAACATGGTGTTCACTTTCTGCATGGCGGACCTCAGCGTATCGCCTGTTCCGTCGTTTGCGTTTGATCCTGTGTTCAGTGTCTGTTGTGCCATGTTAAACCTTTATTACCCTCCTGACCAATTTGATCACTTGGTTGTTAGTGTTATTTACTGTTCCTAGCAGTCTTACGTTACCGCTGTTTATGTCTGCTGATAGGTCAACTGAATCATATATTGTAGATCCGTCGCCGTCACCATTGGTTGCCGCACCAAATGTGCTGACATATGCATTTGTTCCATCGTGTGTGACGTTTGCTTCTATCAATGTGTATCTATCTGCTGTAGCGTCTGAAATCTGTATGTAATATTTCACACTTCTGTAAGTGGCCGCCGCAAAAGAATTGATCACCTGTGTTGAACTGTTGCCCGTTATGGTTACCGTGGCGTCCTGCACGTCTGTGTCAGTGACCACGAACGGGAAAACCACAGTTGATAATACTTTGCTCCCGTTGGTCTTGATCAGTTGTCCGGCTGATACAGTATTGGGAAATGTGAAACCGTTTATGATCACGTTTCCTGAACCATTTGCACTGATCGCCAGGTTCGCATCCGTGTCCGTCGCTTTGATTTTGTTGTCTGTGATGTTGACCTTGTCTGCGTTCACTGATGGTACAGTGATGGAGACCGTGGTGAAAGTTCCTGCCGCTGGTGTTGTTGCACCTATCACAGTGTTGTCCACTGTTCCTTGGTTCATGTCCACTTTGGAAATTTGCACAGAACCTGTGCCGTTACCCGACAGCACGAAATCGTCATTGGACTTGGTGACCTTGATCACGTTGTCGGTCAGGTTGATGCTTGAATCCATGGTTAGATTGCTGACATTCACGACCCCTGTGCCACCTGGAGTTAAATTTATATCTGCATTTGAACTAGAGGCAATTATGTTGTCATCGAACGTCAAGTTGTCAACAGTGATCGTACCCGCAAATGACGAAACTCCGGACACTGCTGTCATACTGCCGAATGTGGCCAATCCACTGACATCCAGGGTTCCTGTCGTTGTGAGGTTCTCGTTGCCGAAACTTATTTCACCTGATGAGTCTGTAATCGAACCGTCTGCGAAGGTCATGTTTCCTAGCACGGATCCCGTCTCTGCTGAAAGTGTGCCTGTCGTTGTGACGTTCTCGTTGCCAAAGCTGATGGCACCTGATGAGTCTGTTATTGATCCATTGGCCAGTGTTAGATTACCTATAGTAGAACCTGTAGTACTACCTACTGTTCCTGAGACAGTCACGTTGCCAGTCGTGGTCAGTGAACCATCCACTATCAAGTTCTCGTTGATGTTCACTATGGATGAGTCCATTGCAGTTATAGAAGTGCCTGCAATTCCTATTCCGTCAACGACCAAAGACCCCGATCCGTTGGCCCTCAATATCAGGTCCTCGTTTGATCTTGTGCCCTCGATGTTGTTGTCGTTGATCCTGATCGCCGGAAACAGTATTGCACCTGTGCCAGACGGTTTCAGTACTAGGTCCGCGTTGGACTGTGTTGAACTGATCTCGTTTTCAACGAATCCTATTGATGTCTGTGCAAATGGTGTTGCGTACAACTCCGTAAAGTTGTTGTTGATCTTGATACCTGAACCCCGTATTGTGTCACCTGTGCCATCATCAGCCAGTGCTCCGATGTTGATTACTTCCTGGGCCATTTATTATCCTGCCGAAACTTTAAGAGTACCTGAACTGTTCCATAACTGACCCGCGTTGCTTGGATCACTAGTTGGAAGGTTTGCCATCATAACTTTAACCGGTGTTATAGCGACCGCACCTGTGCCATTTGCTGAAAGGGTAAGGTCTGCATTGGTTGTCAATGTTGACAAAGTGGTGTCTGTGAAGAGCACTTTGTCGATCTCTACTTTTCCTGCACCGTTTGGTTGGATCTTTACGTCTCCGTTTGTGATGGATGTGGTAATAAGTCCTGTATCAGGGTCACCAACGATCTGATAAACCTCTTCAAAATTGGTGTTGACCTTGTTCATAGCGGTACGTAAAGTATCGCCTGTTGCTGGATTTCCTACTGTTCCTGTGTCTATGTTTAATCTTGCCATAATATGATACTCGTATTTATTAAATAATAATATGTTCATAGAAACCTTAAAAACAATGAAGTTGTACAAGAGGGAGAGCAAACTGGGTACCATGCACAATTACCATAGGAAGAACCTGATCTATGTGTTCAAATGTGATGCCTGCTCTGAGACGTTCATGAGGGCCAAGAGCAAGGTGGATCTGAATCGTGCTTCAAATGACTTCAAACACGTGTGTAATAATTGTGACTCAAAGAAATTTGCACAGGCCGTGGGTGTCAAGATGCGTAAAGTGTATCAGTTGGACGCCAGCAGTACCAAGACCCTATAACTGTTTCCATCGGATGTCATCACGTGATCCCGTGACCCATCTCTGTAGGTCAGCGTATATGCCACACTTGATGTTGGGTTGATCGAAATACCAACGCAGGAATGGATTGCCTTCTAGATATTCCTTCCTGTTTATAAAGTAGAAGTTGGTGTTGGGAAATTTCCTGAACGTCTGTCTCAGTTGATACATCCATTCGTACTTCAGGTATGCCTTCATGCTGGCCCTGTCTGGATAGTTGATTGAATCCTTGTATATGTTGTTCTGTATCCTGCTGGGTGTGTCCATCTCCCACTGCTGGGCACCCATTATGTCGAACGCCATGATCACTATGTTCTTGATGCCCGACTCGGCCGCCATCAACACCGCACTGCAACCAGACCCCTTGGCCTTGGAGAAGTCGTTGGTCTTTATCTTGCCACCCTTCTTGACATCACCGCCACGCCACACCCTGTATATCTTTAGTCCTTGTGGTATATCGTGTTCGTGATCACTGTCACAGATGTAGTTCCATGAACTAATGTCATCTGGACCGTGTATGTTTGGAGATTCCTTGCCATGGTTGTGCCAATTGGCCAGTTCCTGATACATGGGAGGATTCACTGCCACTATGTGATCACACAGCATGGGATGATCCCTGTAGATTGCATTACAACCATACACCACACCTTGTCCTTTTAACTTGTCTATTGGAAATATGTTTCTTGATTCACCATTGCCTATTATGAAAGCAGTGTCCATTATATTCCAAACGATTCTCCACAACCGCATGCGGAGGTCGAGTTTGGATTTGATATCTCGAACTGTGAGCCAAAGGTCTCTTCGATCCAGTCGATCTTGGTGCCCATGACATACAACAACGAAGTCTCGTCCACTACGAACCTACCTGTGTTCCAGTCTTCCACGTGATCACCTTGTGCCACGCTCTCCTTGGTGTCAGCGAATCCCCAGTCATACTTGAATCCTGCACAGCCTCCGCCCAACACCGCCAGGCTTACTGCATACTTGCCCGGATTTTTTTCCAGCAATTTTTCAATTTGGTTCTTTGCTTCATCTGTTATTTCGAATGGTGCCATACTATTAATTATCTATCTCTGTTACCCATGTTTTGTACTCCGACTTCCATCCAGAAACGTGATGCGTCTTTTTTATTCTCAAAACTCATGTAACTGTCTTGAGACTCCCAGTTGTGTCTAAGAGGGTCATATAAATCTGATTGTTCGAACCACCAACCCCATTTACCTTCACAGTTGATCTGACACCACTCTATGCATTCACCTGCTACGCCGTTTGAATTCATGTCTATGTTGTATTGGAACTTCTTCTCGTAACCGCAGTCCTTGGGTATATCGGACAGATCTGCCCTCACTTTTTTTACTTTGATCCTTCCATAACTTCTGTTCATTAGTTTGTGTAGTATCCCACGCCGTAGTGTTTGTCTACAACTTTTTTGTTACATTTTAATGAGCATTCAACCCATTTGTCTTTTCTAAAACTGTCAAATAACTTTTGCCAAGCATCATCGTTCAAAACTTGTTCTAGTGTTCTGTTACCTTTTACATTCAACATCTTTTTATTTTTAACAAAAAAGCTGTCTTCCCAATTAATGGTTTTACCTTCGTGCTCTAAGCTCTTGTAGGGAAAACTAGTCCAACTACATGGAAATATAGTACCTTCGGCATTAAGATACAATCCCCTATTGCCTATCAAACACATAGGAATAATGTCACCAGTGAACTGCTTTTCGATCTCTTGAAACTTTTTATAGTTTGTTTTCATGTAATCTAACCTGACAGGTGTACGGCCAGATAATTTTCTAATATGTCTTTCGTACCTGTGTGTCTTACTGATATATTTTTCACTGGGCTCCAACGGATCTTTTTCTCCTCCATATGCCTCGCCATATTTAGAACCAAATTTGGTGCTGTAAGTCAATTGCAAGTCATCACACCCCTGATCTTTTGCTAGTTGTTGTATGTGATCTAAGTGTTCCTCATTGAACGAAAACACAATGGTTGCCCAGTTAACGAACATGTCACTTTCATCAGCACATATCTTCATACCGGCCATGATACTGTCCCAATTACTGTTTACCCTGTACATGTCGTTGGACTCTTGGTCATATCCATCCACGCTGAAATTTATTGTGTCGTTTTTATTAGAAACAGCGGCAAATTCCTTCCACCATTTTTCTGTTTTGTAACTGCCATTTGTTATCGTGAATACCTGTATTGCTGGATTGTATGCTTTTATGTATTCTATTATTGCTATGTAATCCTTGGTGTATATAGGATCTCCCACGTCACCACACATTGTGAATCTCTTGGCCTGGGAAAGCATCTCGTAGTCGAATATTTTCTTGAATTGTTCTAGACTTATTTCCTGTCCCATCCAACTGATGTCAGGGTGTTCTTGCCGTGGACACCTCGGGCATCTCAAACTACACTTTGAACTGGGCTCTATGTGCCAGTGATAAAACTGCCAATTGAATTTATTCTCCATTGAGCTCCAAGAAGTCGGCCTCTGAATCTATTAGGTATAAAATGCTTTCTGCGACATTCTCCGGGGTCATGTGCTTCATAGCATACAAGTCGTTGATTGGTTTGTGATTGACTTTGTGTCTGTTGTTGTTGAACTCTGTCTTTGTTAATCCTATTCTTGCTTCTTTGACTTTTGAATCTGGGTAATCTATTTTTATTAGATCGTACAAATTCTTAAGACCTAGCTTACTAAGGTTGTATGCAAGATCATTTGGATATTGTTTATTAACATTCGTGCTTGTGATGAAGACAATCACGGTGTCTGGATTATTTTTTAGAAGTTTCTGAGTTAGTAATACATTAGAAACTAAATTGCAATTCAAAATCTTCTGTATGCTGTTTGGATCATGTTCGGTAAACGGTACACCTCCGCCCATGTCGTGTCCTGCATTCAATATGGCATAATCAACAACAGGTAAGTTAATGCTTTTTACAAGCTCTGGTTCATTGAGGTCCACGTCTGCTCGATTAATTTCGAAAATCTCATGACTTTGTAGTTGTTGTTTAACAGATTTACCTATGCCTGATGTTGTGCCTGTTATGAGATATTTCATTTCCAGTGGTCCTCTACAAACTTGTCTGCACATTCTATTGGATTGGGAGAACCATGGAACACTGCCACTCTGTTGCCAGGTAATATTTTCACAGGTTCTCTGAAGAATTTCTTGCCATCCTTGGTTAATAATTTTGTGTCTTTCCATCCAATCAGTTCCCACTTGTACGATCTTATCCACTCGTCCGGGAACCAGGTTATGTCATTGCTGGCCCTCTTGGTTATCCAATCCTGATCTCCGTGATTCTGTTGCATTATCTTTGCTGAATTATCTTTGAATTCAGTCCACAGGTAGTCCATGGTGCCTGACTGCCAACGCATACAACTGCTGTTGGATAGTTTCCAGTCCTTGATCCTGCACCTGTTGAAGTCCCTGATAATGTTGAACTTGCCTGGGTTGGTGAACAGGGGATCTATGTTGTCAAATATCACGACATCCAGGTCGAAGTACAACATGTTGCCCTTCAGTGGCATCTCTGGTGCGAACATCCACAACTTGCTCCACCATGATTTGATCCATGGATCCGTGGGTAGTTTGATCGCATTTATTTCTGGATCTAATCCTGCAGGATCATCTGTTAAGCAGTGGAATTGAAAAGGTACCGTGGTGTGTCGCTTGACCATGTTGTTGAGGACATTGGCATACTGTGAAGGATACTTGATCCCCCACTTAACACACACTACATGATTAGTCATTGATTTTTTCCTTTTCTGTTCTGTCACTGGCGTGCCAGTAGCCCATTTTTATGGCACCACCATGCTCTTCCATGTCCGCGTAAGGGTAATTGTGATCTAGCATGTATTGTGCCATCCATCCTTTGTATTTTTTATTTTTAAGCTCGTGTGTTGTATTCAACCATGCTTGTATTAATTCTGTACTCATAAACGGACACCTGTATTCTATTCCATGATATCCGCCCACTATCTCTGTTCTATTGTGATACGTCTGGAAAACATTGTTGCTGGTCCAAGGCCAGACAGTGTCTAGGTCACCCGGGAAGTGTCCTCCGAACCTACTTTGCTTTCTCATTCTCTCACCTTTGTAACCGTAGTCACTGTATATGTCATCACCGCCGTCGCCGCCCAGTATTATTCTTTTACCTTTGGGTATCATGTTGTTTTGATATATTTCGCTGTCACCTGCGTTACAGTAGGTATTTGTTTTTAAAATTTCTACATCAGGACACATGTCAAGCAGTTCTTGATGGAACGGATGTTCTCTGTTGTTGTAATAGTCATTGGAGAGCGATT